TTGTTCATCTCAAATCAAATAATATGAAAAAATGTAATTGTGGAAAATCCAGTACCATGCCGAAGTGCGATGGTAGCTCTCATAATATTAAACCCAGAAATTTAGGTAGCGGTAAAAAAATGAACCGTAAACCAATTAAATAAACCCATCAGGAGAATATAGATATGCCATACGGAAAAGGTACATACGGAAGTAAAGTCGGAAGACCTCCCAAGAAAAAAGTAGCTAAGAAAAAAGCTGTAAAAAGAAAGTAAATATTATGAATACAAGAGGAATGCAATCTCGCCCTACACGCCCTGCGGCTCGCCCAATGGCACAACGTCCAATGGCACAACGTCCAGCGGCTCGCCCGATGGCACAACGCCCGATGGCACCCCGTCCGATGGCACCCCGTCCGATGGCACAAAATCCAATGGCACAACGCCCGATGGGTCGCCCGATGGGTCGTCCAATGGGTCGTCCAATGGGTCGTCCAATGGGTCGTCCAATGGGTAGGGGTCGTGGCTAAGATAGACAAAAGTAAGATGGCTTGCAACAAGCCCCGTAGAGATTCTTCTGGGGGGAAAAAATCTGTTGTAAAAGCTTGTCAAAATGGTAAAGAAAAAATTGTGCGTTTTGGTGATGCAAACATGACTATTAAGTCAAGTCAACCAGATCGCAAAAAGTCTTATTGTGCTCGTAGTGGTGGAATAAAAGGAACGGGAGATAAATTTTCCGCCAATTATTGGTCACGCAAGGCTTGGAAATGTTAATATGAGTCTATACAAAAATATAAATAAACGCAAAAAAGCGGGGACTTCTCGTCCTAAAAGCAAATCAACAATTAGTAAAAAAGCCTACTCCAACATGAAGGCAGGTTTTCCTAAAAAGAAGAAAAAGTAAATGTCGCGATTTTCGTCATACGGTCAGGGTGACTCTCAAATGGTTGATGAGTTGGATTCTGGTTTTTTTGGTTTTAATAATCGGTTTAGACCCGATCAATTAAATCCAGGAGTTCTTGCGGACAGTCAAAATGGTCGCATGGATCTTAATGGCGAATGGCAAGTTCGTAAAGGTATTGATATTATAAGTGGATCTCTTTTAGTTCCTGGGACTGGACTTACATTGCCTTTTACACTAGATGACACGGGAACATCTCCCGTACTAGTAGATATAGTTCCAAAGGTAGTAGCCTCTTGTGCCTATTCAAATCCTTTAGACACAACTGGTCAGTTTATTATTGTAGCAACAAATTCGGAAGCAGTTTTAGTCAATTTAGATCCTCTCGTGCTTACAACAACCTCAATAGCATACCCAGCAGGAGTAGAAATAACAGGCAAAGCATCTTTAACGCAAGCCTTTAATAAAGTTATTTTATTTAGAAGGGGTCAAACTCCATTAATTTGGGATGGGGATTCAACTAATGATTTTGTAAAAGCACAAAGCGGTGATTTTCAACAACCAGAACAACTTGGTGATTCTGGCAATAATACCGTTATTCTTAATGGGCGAGTAACTGTAACATCTACTGCTCACGGATTAAATGAAAGAGATAAAATTGTTGTTACAGAATCAAGTAGTGATTTAGTTGTTGGCACTGTATATGATGTAGCAACTGTACCCGATGCAAATACTTTTACATTTTTTGCACAAATATCTGATTTAGCCGCAAGTAATAATCATTACAGTGAACCAGTTTCCGAAGGCGTTGGGTATATTAGAATGCCAGCACCCGAATACGGAGTATATCACTCAGAAAGACTAGCGGTTCCTTTTGAATATGATGTTGAATCCACTCCTGACACTTATACTGACAGAGTAACAAGGGATGAAATTATTTTTTCTAATGGTCAAAATATTGAAAAATACGATGATTTAAATGGGAAATTCAGACCTAATGCTGGAACCGCTGATTTTATTGTAGGACTGCATTCTTTCACTAAAGACACACTTATTGTTTTTATGAGAAACAGTATTCATGTTATTAGTGGCACAACATCACTTGCATCCGCTCAAGTAACTTTAATTACTGATGAAATAGGTTGTGTTGCTAGAAATAGTATTGTTCAGGTAGGTGAAAATATTATGTTTCTTTCTGACAATGGTGTTTATGGCGTATCATTCCAGGACTTATACAATCTTCGGGGAAACGAAGTTCCATTGAGCGAATCAATAGATGCTACAATACAAGATATTAATAAAAATGCTTGGAGCAATTCTGTTGGCGTTTATTATGATAACAAATATTATTTAGCAGTTCCAATGGGGACGGGTGTAAATGTTAATAATAAAATTGTTATTTATAATTTCTTAAATAAACAATGGGAAAGTGTAGATAAAGTTGATGACACAGCTAATTTTGATTTTAATCGTTTAATTGTAGCTGGAGATGGTCTTACCCGTGGTGTTTACGCAATAAATACATTTGGAGGAGTCCACAAGCTAGAAGCTCGCCCTGATGGCGTAGATCTTATTACCGCCGATCCTTCTGCTGTTGGTTTGGTTAACACTTATAATATACCCGCTGAAATTACAACCCGACAGTTTACAATTAAAACTATTGACCGAAAGAAATGGAATTCTTTTGAAATTTCTGCTCAATCATCTCCCGAAAGAGCTTCTGATTTTACTATTTTAGCAGAAACAGAAAATATTGATTATAATTTAAACCTTGGAACTTTGTCTGAGAAATTAGATGGCAATCCTTTACTGCAAGATGAAGATGTTTCCATCCGTGGTAGAATAGGTAATAGTCGTGCATACGGCATACAATTTAACATTAACAATATAGTAGGTAGACCCCGAATACGATCATTAAAAGTAACTGGTGCTCAAGCCTTTAGATCAACTAACACAGCAATATAATGGCAATTTTATCTGTAAATACTCCTTTTGTAGATGGAGGAACAGTAACATCTACAAATTTAAATGCACTTGTAACTGATGCGGCATTTGTTGCTGGCTCAACTGATGGTGTTACAACAGAGCTTTCCAGTGGAGCTATTATTGTCAGGGATGGTGGTGTTAGTGTAAACAAACTTAATACATCGTTAAGCGGAGTAATTGAATTAAATGGAACCGCTTATGTTGGTGGTGATAAGCAAGGTAACACTCGGGGAACTACTTCTCTTGATATTCAAAGCAGAAGGACTAATGCTTTGGTAGTAGCGTCTGGAAATGATAGTGTTGCAGTTGGTATAAATAATACAGTATCTGGGTCTTCTTCTGTTGGGCTAGGTAGGAGTAACTCGGCAACCAATGGCGAAGCTTCCGCAATTGGAATAAGCAATACTACAAGTGCTTACCAAAGTGTAGCATGTGGTTTCCAAAATAATATTACGCTAGCATCTGGCAGTTCAACGAGCAGGGAGTCTCAGTTTGCTTTTGGAGGGAGGAACCAGACGGAGCAACATGGTGCTACGGCATTAGGATACGGAGTTAAAATAGGTTCAAATTCACCCGAACAAACGCTTGAAATGGGTAATTGGGGATATGCTAGAACAAACAGAAAGGATCCTACAACTTCCTGGGGTTCTAGTTTGCGGATGCACAACGACGGTCAAGTTGCGTTTACGATGGTAGATGGAATTTCTGCTCCAACGGATGGAGGAGCAACTGATGGGGACGAAGCGGGCGGAACTCTTCCAAGGGGAATGTTTACAATTCAACAAAATGCAGGTGAAGTAAGACTTTATTACAACGCACCTAATGGAACTATTTCATCTTTAAGTCTTGGAACTTTACAACAATAAGCAAAACTTGACATCAAATTAATCAAATTGTAAGTTTATCTTATGGATAAACTAATATTTAATTGTTCTTTACCTAAGTCTGGATCGGAGTTGTTGCAAGTAATATTGCATCAAAATCCAAGAATCTACGGATCAAGCACTTCTCCTTTACTAGATATAATTTTTGGAGCGTCTAGAAATTTACGCACAGAAGAATCCATTAGCATGGATAGCGATATTTTGCACAAATCCTTTCTTAACGGATGCAAAGGAATGATTAAGGGGTGGTGCGAAACTTTAACGAATCGTCCTGTTTTCTTAGATAAATCTAGAGGATGGTCGCATTATTACGGCTGGATAAATAAAATTGAGCCAGAACCTAAGATGTTGTGCATGGTTAGGGACATTCGTTCTGTTATAGCTTCCTTTGAAAGAACTTATCAGGAAAATCGTTTTTCTCCAGAATGCCCAGATATACC